ACCATGTCATGTTCCCGAAGAAACAGAATATGAAGATGAGGATTTCCTGGAGGAAGAAGAATCTGGTGAAGGTCATGAAGATGCTGCACAAGATGCAAGAATGATCAAAGCGGCATTGAAGAAAGAAAAAATGAAACAGAAGATGAAGGAAGACATGGATGCTCTTCTTTCAGGTGAAAACCTTTCTGAAGAATTCGTTGCTAAGGCTGGTACAATTTTCGAAGCAGCAGTTATTGCACGATCTGAAGAAGTCATCGCCGAAGCCGAAGAAGCACTCTCAGAACAATTTGAACTTGCTGTCGAAGAAATCAAAGAAGACCTTGCACAAAAGATTGACGACTATCTTGGTTACATGGCAGAAGAGTGGATGAAAGAGAATGAACTCGCAGTTGAACGCGGTCTCCGTGCCGAGATCGTTGAAGATTTCATTTCTGGATTACGTGACCTGTTCACCGAGCATTACATCGACATTCCTACCGAAAAGGTAGATGTTGTTGAGGAACTTGCTGCTAGAGTTGAAGAACTTGAGGCATCACTCAACGAAGAAATTGAACGTAATGTTGAAATGAACAAAGAATTAAATGAACAAAAGAAAAATGAGGCTATCTACGCAGCGTGTGAAGGCCTGTCGCAAACTCAAGTCGAAAAATTAAAATCGCTCGCAGAGGGTGTTGATTATTCTTCCGATTATGAATTTGCAAATAAACTAGAAGTATTGAAAGAATCTTATTTCCGTACAGATGTTAGAGTTGCAAGCAATAATGCTCTTGATGACGAAGTACTGATCGAAGAAGAAAAGAAGACATTCATCTCCGATGATCCTTCAATTGCTCAATACGCAAAGACAATTTCACAGAACCTTTTAAAATAAAAATAAGGAGTTATAAATGTACTTAACCGAAGAACTACAAAAGAAATGGGCTCCAGTTCTGGAACATCCAGAGCTAGATGCTATTAAAGATCCATACAAGAAGGCTGTTACTACTCTTGTTTTGGAAAACCAACAACAGGCGATGCGACAGGACAATCAATCGCTGAATGAAATTACCTCTACCGCTGCTCCAAACGTTACCGGTACAGGCATCAGCAACTTTGATCCAATCTTAATCAGCTTGGTTCGTCGTTCGCTTCCTAACCTGATTGCTTATGACGTTGCTGGTGTTCAGCCAATGACTGGACCCACAGGTCTGATCTTCGCAATGCGCGCACGTTATGCAAATCAAACAGGTGATGAGGCATTCTACAACGAAGCGAACACAATGTTCTCTGGTCGCGGATCTGCTCAAAATCCTTATGGATTCCAAGGTAATACCACTACAGATACTGGAACTAACTTCTCCAACACAACATCACTTGCTACCACAACCGGTACCGGCATGCCTACAGCAAATGCTGAAGTCTTGGGCCTCAACGGCGATGTGGCAGGCGCACTTGCATTCCAGCAAATGGCGTTCTCGATTGAAAAGGTTACTGTAACCGCTCAATCACGCGCTTTGAAGGCTGAGTATTCGCTTGAACTTGCACAAGACTTGAAGGCAATTCACGGCCTTGACGCTGAGACAGAATTGTCTAACATTCTGTCTACAGAAATTCTTGCTGAAATCAACCGTGAAGTTATCCGTACAATCTATACTGTTGCCGTTGCAGGTGCTCAGTACGGTACAACTACTGCTGGTTCGTTTGACTTAGACACCGACTCCAACGGTCGTTGGTCTGTTGAGCGTTTCAAGGGTCTTATCTTCCAAATCGAGCGTGATGCTAACGTTATCGCCAAGCAAACTCGTCGCGGTAAGGGTAACGTTCTGATCGTTTCGTCAGACGTTGCATCCGCAATGGCCATGGCTGGTGTTCTTTCGTATACACCTGCTCTGACTGCTGATCTGCAAGTTGATGACACTGGTAACACCTTCGCTGGTCTGTTACATGGTCGTATCAAGGTCTATATCGACCCATACTTTGGCGGTTATACAACCAACCAAGAATTGGTTACAATCGGTTATAAGGGTTCGTCGCCTTATGATGCTGGTCTGTTCTATTGCCCATACGTTCCGCTACAAATGGTTCGTGCAGTTGACCAGTTCACATTCCAACCTAAGATTGGTTTCAAGACTCGTTACGGCATGGTTGCAAACCCATTTGCACAAGGCCAGACTGCGTTCTCTAACCTGGGTGCTACACTACAGCCACGTACAAACGTTTACTACCGTCTGTTCGGAGTCAAGAACCTCATGTGATTGTTCACAACTATATGTAAAAGTATAGTAAAAAAATCACCAAAGAGTGATATTTTAAAGGGAACCGAAAGGTTCCCTTTTTTTTCGTCCTATAAATAGTAGTATGACTAAATCTAAACTAACCACACTCGCCGAGCAGAAAACCGAAGCTCAACTTGCAACCCTATCAAGAGAATCGGTAAAATGGTTGATGGGTAAAGTTAATAACTTGAAGAATACAAGTAATATTGCTTCTGCTATCAGTAAAGAACAATCTAGATTTACTTCAACGGGTAAATTTATGAGGGGTGGATTATATTACTTTTATTATGATCCAAAAACTAAATCAGATTTACCTTACTATGATAGATTTCCATTAGTATTGATACTTGAAAAGTATCCTGACGGCTTTCTAGGATTGAATTTACACTATTTGCCGCTCAAATATAGAGTCATATTCCTGGCTAAATTACTTCAGTTTGCATCCTACACTGAGGAACATGAGATAAAGCGCCTCCGTGTCACCTATGACATCCTGGCTGCATCCAAGCGTATGAAAGAGTTTAAGCCTTGCATAAAGCAATACTTACATGGCCATGTGAGGTCGAAAATACTTGCAGTACATCCAGATGAATGGGATGTTGCAGCATTTTTACCAGTGCAACAGTTCAAGAAAGCGAACGCCGCTAAGGTCTGGAAAGAATCCATGGAAGAAATAAGGAATTCATAAATGCCAAGCCTAAATGAATTTAAATCTAGCTTCACTACCGATTTAGCAAAAGCAAATCGATTTGATGTTAGCATTCCTGTACCATTGGTTTTAATACCTTATCGGAATACTGCAAGAACATTATCACTCAGATGTGAGAGTACAACTTTACCGAGTAGAACATTTTCGACGGCAGAACAAAAATTTGGTTCTAATCCTGTTGAAAAATATCCATATATGTCAAACTATAATGATGTTGAAATGACATTTATTGTTTCGGGCAATATGGATGAAAAGAATTTCTTTGATGCGTGGATGGAATATATCAATCCAACATACAAAAATGACTTTCGCTATAAGACTGATTATGTTAGCACATTACAAATAAATCAATATGATGAGCGAAACAATCTTACATATTCAGTTAATATAATTGATGCTTATCCTATTGCTGTTAATCAACTGGATTTAAATTGGAGTTCTACTGAATATCATAAACTGACTGTTGTATTTGCTAATTCTTACTGGCAAAATAATTCTCTGCAATCATTCGGTTCTAGTTTGGCACAAAATTTTATTTCAGAAGTCGCAGCAGGATTTTCACCAAAAGCATATGTTGGTTCGTTAGGATCACAAATTGGATTAGCAACGGCCGATGTGAATGCTGATGGCACACCGACCAGTAGGCAATATGACCCGGAAACTGGTGAATATTGGTAATAATTTTTAATATATTATTTTTTGAGGAGAATACACTATGGCTTTGCCAAAAATTGATGCACCGGTATACGACTTACAATTACCGTTATCCAAAAAACAAATTAGATTTAGACCTTTTCTCGTAAAAGAGCAAAGAAATTTAATGATGGCTATGGAAGCAGATGATAAAGATGCTATCGAACAAAATATCAAACAAGTATTGATAAACTGCACACAAACTGAAAATGTTGATATCGATTCTCTTCCAATTTTGGATGTTGAATTTTATTTCATTCAATTAAGAGCAAGGTCTGTTGGTGAAATTGTCAAAAACAAATATCGCTGTGAAAATGATGTTGGTGGCAAACCCTGCAATAATTCGATGGAAACAACTTTAAATCTTTTGGATATTAAAGTAGAAAAAGATGAAAGTGCAAGTGATGAAGTACAATTAACATCTAAAATTATTATGAAGTTGAGATATCCTCAATTTTCCATAATCGAAAAAACTGCCGGTCAAACTAATGCCACAGAAATGGCATTCAACATGATTATTGATAGCATAGAAAGTATTTTTGATGGTGAACAATTTCACTATGCAAACCAATCAACAAGAAAAGAACTTGTCGATTTTGTTGAATCTCTGAATACAGAACAGTTTGCCAAAATTGAAAATTTCTTTAATAAAATGCCAAAGTTAAACAAGAAAATTGAATGT